AATAATAGTAATGTTAGAAATTTAAATTATGCAATTTTTAATACTTTAGATTCAGTACTTGAGGCGGAAATAGCTTTCGAAAGTGCTTTATATAAATTATCAACAGCAAACTCAAATGCCTTCTTTGATTTCGATGATACTTGGGTAAAAAGGACTCACGAAAAGTTGCTAAGGGTACTTTTTTTACATTTAGTTATACCTTCTATTGGACTTTTAGAATATAAAGATCAAATAATGGAAAAGGTATTAGATGATTTTTTTACTAGCAAAGAAACTAAAGACAGCAACGACGATATTAAATTAGATAAATTGTTGGCTATGCTGAATAGTAAATCTAAAAGGGGGCCTAATGGCTAAAAGTTCATATTTTAAAAATCGAATGTTACCTTTAGTTATATCAGTAGGAATTACGTATACTGATGATGTAGATAAAGTGCTCGGCAAATTTGAAAAGCTTAAAGGTTCTATATCTAAAAATGAGTTCAAAGCAGTAAAATCTTTTTTAAAGAGCTACTGGGATATAGAAAAAACATTAACTTATAAAAAAGAAGGTAAGGAATTTCCTATTTATAGCGATTGGCATCCTGGCTTTACAGAAACGCACCCTAATACCAATCCTAGTTACACTTTTAGAGATCCTGTTTTAGATAAAAACAATACTGTAATAGTTAAAACGCCAGAAAATAAGTTTGTTAAAACTGATGACACCATGTTTTTAAGATGTCCAAGTTGTGGAGGTCGCTTACTTCCTCAATTTAGTTTCTGCCCTTACTGTGGATTTGAAAACACTAAGTTACCTAATGGTACACCAACTGAACCTATTACAGTTCCTAAAATACCTGATACGCAACCTCATATAGAACCTAATCATTCGCCTTGTATGGAACATAATCAGCCACAACCTTTTATGGCAGATACTATTGTAGAAGATAAAGAATTAGGTAAAGTATCTAAGCAGGATTTATTACACATAAAGGAGATAGAAAAGTACTTGCCTACTAAATAGGAGTCAATTTTGGATGATACCTGTTTACTTCTCACAAAAATAGGTGAAGAAATAACACAATGGAAACGAATTTTAGAGCGTAAAGCTCACGCAACAAAATCTGAAAAATACGCGCACAAAGTTGAAGCGTATAATGAGGTTTTAAGTTACATAGAGGCATTATGCCATAATATTTAAAAGGGGGTGAACTTTAGTTCATCCCTTTTTTTGTTGACAGAATTGGAGGTGTGGTAATGAATGATACTGTAACTAAAAAAGTACAGGAAATTATCGGCAATTACAAACATTTAAAAGAGCAAGTAAACGAAATATCAGATTGGGATTCTCTTTCAGAAATTATTCGAAATATTTCTACTATTCATGATTTTATACGTAATTTAATAGGTGTTGTGGAAATAGCTGCTCTAGAATTAACAAATGTGAAATCCGACGATAAATTAAATGCTGCGGTTGTAGTTCTAGATAAAACATTAAAATTGCCTATATGGTTAGAATTTGTAGATGGAATCGCACTTAAAATTATTTTGTCATTGATCGTAGATGTTGTAAATAAAGAATACGGCCATAAATGGTATGTTGATTTGATGAAAAAAGCCTTAGATGAAGGTTTTAACATTTTTGATCTGTTTGACAAAAAAAATTAATTTTTCGTTTTCATTTTAATCCTAATCCCTTCTTTTCCAAACGAATTCCTCTATTCCCTTCTCTAAGACTTACTTATTCCAAAATACTTTAAATATAAGTAGGTCTTTCTTCTTTTTATAGCTCAAAACAGGTAATTATAATGGATTATGTATACAAAAAATGCACTAATTGTTCTTTAAAGTTGAAAAGGTTGTGTTACGGCAAAGATAAATTTTGTAATAAATGGTTACCTAAAAAGACTTCTTGTGCTAGTTGCTTGCGTTTACGGTTATGTATAAGTGATAGTAAAAATGTATCTGAAAAGACTGTGTGTGAGGATTATATTAGAGATAAAAATCCTACGAGTATCAGAGAAGTAAAGGAAAGCGTTTTAACAGAGCAAGAAGATTTGACCGAAAATGACAATGACTTTTTCTCACCAGTAAATTTAATTGAAAACATTATTAAATCGGATTACGATCCGAAGGTATTTGATGAATTAGATGATTCTGACATTAAAAGACCTGAAAATGAAATAGAGTTTATAATTGATCCAGAATTTATGGGTATAAGTTTATTCCCCATGCAATTATTTACCATCTTAAATTATTTTAGCAGTTACTGCCCCTTTTGCTCAGATTTACGGTTTTTACGCAAGGTAAAAGTGGATACTAATGTAGATGATATAATTGATCATGTAGTGCTATATAATAAGTTAGGGGTATGCCCTAAATGCAAAATTTCTAAATACGAGGCGCATAAAAAAGGTAAATTAAAGTGCTATAACCAGATGATAGGAGTTGCCGGGCAAAGAAGTGGTAAAAGCGGACAAACTGCCATTATAGCGGCTGCGATTACCATGAAATATTTGTTACTTCCCGATTACGCAACTTTCTTTCCAGGATTACTTAAAGGTCAAGAACTGCAAGGCACTTTTGTATCTCTTACTTTCGGTCAAGCTTTTGATAATTTATGGACCCCCTATTACAAATTTCTTACTGAAACTAAATGGTTTAAAGAGTATTTTAGGTTTTTTCAAGAGGAAGGTGAGCGTCTTGGAAAAGAGTTAGTCAAATTAAGAGATACTTTTGTTAATTTTAGTTTTAAGGGACTTTCTTTTTATCCTAGTGGACCGGATAAAAGAAAACTTCGTGGTAAAACGCGAGTAGTAGCTTCCATAGATGAAGTTGCTTGGTTTATTGGTGGCAAGGACGCTGTTAAGTTTAATCCAGACGAAATATATGAAGCCTTAGATAATTCGCTTATGACTATATTGTCAGCCAGCCGAAGAGTATTCCCTAAACATCCATATACACCTACTGCCTACGGAATTTATATTAGTAGCCCTTCCTCTAAAACCGATATGGCTATGCGTATGTATCAACAAAGCCGTTTTAGCGATACTATATACGGGTTTAAGAAGGCCACTTGGGAATATAACCCTCACATTACAAAAAGAGATTTGTCAGCTAAATTTTCAAATGATCCCATAGCTGCCGAGCGTGATTTTGGAGCGAATCCTCCACATAGTAGTTCCCCATTTATCTCGGCACCTTCAGCAGTTGTACCTTGTTTTACAGGCAAATCCAATGTTTTTAAGTTAGGCCGAATGCGCACAATTAAGGATTCATTAGGCGGGAAATTACTTTCACCTTCTTTAAAAATTAATAGATTACATACTTACCCTAGTGTACTTGGTGTAGATGCAGGTTTTAAATTTAACTCTTTTGGGTTAGTACTTCAACATTGGAATACCGAAAAAGAAGCAGTTGAGGTATCCGGTATAATAGAACTACGTCCCGATCCTTATCCTCTTAGTTATCCTGATATTTATGAAAATATTATTTCCCCAATTATCGAAAGTTTTAATGTAAAAATGGTAGTAACAGACCGATGGCAGTCAATTGATATTACTCAAAGAACATACAAAGATTTTAATGTAGATGCCATGACACATACTTTAAAATATCCTGATTTTGATGATATTCGCTCAAGAGTTGTGTCTAATGAATATATTTTTCCGAAAACTGAAAGAAGCATTAAGCAGTTAATCAACATTGAAAAAACAGTTTTAGAATTGATAGATGCATCTCCTGTATCTCACCTGTTTTTACAGCTATTAATGATCAAAGATACAGGTAGAACCGTTACTAAGGGCGATGACATAGACGATGATATTTTTAGAGCAATGTCTATCGGTACGAGTATTATTACTAATGAAGATTACGCACATTTATTTGATGGCAGTGGTTATGATTTAATGAGTAATAAAAAAGCATCTGATTTATGTGTAGTAATCACCAAATCAGGAGGTTTTGAAGCTAATATGTCTACTAATAGTGGAGTAGGTGTATTAATTAAATCCTCTGGATAGGAGGTTTATGTATCATAGACGAGCCGATTATATAATTACCCGCACTAAGCCTCACGTCCCTCCAAAATTCGAAAAAGCATTTAGAAATCTACTTATAGGCTTAAATACAGATAAAGACTGGGAAGTTATTAGTTATTATAAAATAGTTCAAAGTAAACCTGTTTTGAAATGGCTTGAACAGTTGCTTGTGAAATATGGCAAAAATCTGCTAATTTTAAAGAAGTGGCAAGCTAAAATAGATCAAATACGGGTGTATGACTACCCAAAGGAATATGGAAATTGAAAAATTTAAAAGTTTTGAAAAAAAATACTGAAGGGTTTAAGCCGTTTCCAAAATCCATAAAAGGAATTGTCGCAAAAAGAGCTAAAAATAGTGTTGAAACGGAACTTAAGCATTTTGGAATGAAGCTTTTACTAGGCAGGCAAGGATACATTTTTGGTTTTGCTTCTGAAGATCATCCTTCAGGGACCGGACGTAACCACAGGCAAGTTATTTGGTTTAGTGAAACCGATATTAACGCTAAAAACTTTGAAAAAGTGGGCGTTAAAGTCCAGTGTAACTGTGAATACTATAATTATTTTTTAGCTTATGCCTTAAATTATCATAATACCGCACTACCTCGTAAAATAAATGATTACGCTTTAGAAACTGAAGCGCCTGAACGTAATCCTAAAAATATACCCCATTTATGCAAACATCTTTACGCAGCGGCGGCCATGCTAAAAGATATTGATTTTGGTGCTTATGTGGATCTTGAAGAGGATATTGAGCCTGAAGCTCCTGGATTTCCTTCCCCTAAAAAGAAACCCATACCTAAAAAGAAAAAAGTTTTCGTTCCTTTAAAAGAGTTACCTAAACCTAAGCGAGAGTATAAACGGGTTATTAAAAAAGGTAAGCCACCAGAAAAGCCCAAAACAAAAAGACGGAAAAGAGCTTACTTTCCATTAAAAGAATTACCAAAACCAAAAAGAACGATTAAACGGATAATTAAAAGGAAAAAGCCAGTAAAAAAAGAGGAGCGGTATTTTAAATTAAAGAACGTTCCTAAAACTAAACGAAAGTATAAATCTTCTGATTCTAAACGTCGTGGACGTAAACGTAAATATTTTCCATTAAAAAGTGGTCTTGCCCAAATGATTGCTGAAGCTATTTTGTCAGCAAGCGGTCAACGTTACTGGCAACATGAAAAAATTAATAGCCAACAACTCCAAGTTAAAGGGTTTGAAAAAGCTTTTAGGAGTACATCTTTAAGAAAATTTTGATAGATATTTTTTCAATATTTTTATTAAGGGGAAGGTAGGGAGTTCGCCTTGCTATTGCTTCTTGTTTCAGATATGGTGTTGCCTGATTGTTATAGTATATAATTGAATCTGAATTTGAACTTGAATCGTAGCAAGGCAGAAAGGGAAATGGAAGGAACGTTACAGACTACTTTGTAGAGTTTTGCTGTAACGCACCTTTGGTTATCTTTGTCTGTTATCTATTTACGCACGATAATTATGGATAACTTGGACGAAGATAGCACATTTGTCCGAAGCCTTCAAGTCTGAAGGGAAAAAAATTTGACACAGGAATCTAAGAAAGACGAAAAGAAAGCAAAGAATTTGGAAGATCACAAGCAAATACCATTACCATTAGGGTTTTTAGAACCTACAACTGCTGATGCATCAAATTATTCACGGTCGATTGAGATGTATGACGCATTGCCTAAGTATTATTGGGGGCGAGTAAAGGAAGAGGATAGAATTGAGGGCCAATTTTTACAATCAATTAAACGAAATTTTGTATTTAGAGGTGAGGAATACCGAATTACAGTTGTACCGGCACGTATAGAGGATAATGATGGTGTCGATAGAGATTATTTTCCTGGTAAAAGGGAGGAAATGGTTGAGGAAGCTTTAAGGAAGTTAGCCGTTGATGGTAAAGGCGTTTACCTGGACGAGTATGCTTCAGTTGTTTTTACTTTTTATGAGTTAAGAAAAGAACTCGTACGTATGGGACATGCTTTTAGCTTACAAGAAGTGAAAAAAGCTTTGGAAATTTGTTCAGGTGTTACTTTAATCCTTGAAACGGCTGACGGTAAAGCAATTATGAAATCTTCTATGTTTGAAAACGTTGGTATGCGGACTGAAGATGACTGGAAAGGTACTGGCCCTAAAACTAAATGCTTTGTTCGGTTTAATTTTTTAGTCAACAAATCTGTAACCAGCAAAACATTCAGGTACAATAACTACAAAAAGTTAATGAGCTATAAAAACAACCTTTCTCGATGGCTTTTTAAACGAATGTCTCATAATTTCATTCAGGCACATAGACAAAATCCTTATAATATTATGCTTTCAACTATTATTCGTGATTTTGGAATGAGAAGTTATCCACGGTTGCGCACAAATTTAGAAGAAGTTAGAAAAGCTTTAAATGAACTGATTAAAGGCGGAACTCTTCTAAAATGTGAAGAAGAAATTATTAAAGAAGGTCGGAAAATGGTTGATGTAAAATTCAATCTAATTCCGGACATGAGTTTTGTATTTGAAATGAAAAAATTTAATGCATTTTTCCGTCAAAAAATAAGCCCAAAATAATCCTAATTTTTTCAAAATTACATCGTAAAAATAGATTTAAAAAGTGAAAAATTGCATAACAAGTTTTTACCTTTTAAATCTAAATAGGTAGGTTTTAACGGCGTTTAATGTAAAAAATAGGTAGGTTTTAGCGGCACTCCCATTTTCAATAGGTAGGTTTTAGCGGCACTTTTAAAATAAATAGGTAGGTTTTAACGGCGTTTTAATTTTTGGCCTCTTTTTTGAATTTTAAATAGGTAGGTTTTAGCGGCACTTTTAAAATAAATAGGTAGGTTTTAGCGGCGCTTTTTTCCAATAGGTAGGTTTTAACGGCACTTTAAAATTGTAATATACTGAAATCCTACAAGATAATCCTCATTTTCCCCTCTTAACCTTCAACCTTTAATATTAACCCTAGGAAATTGGGCTAAAATATAGGTAATTTTTTCTTAAATTCAGCCTGAAAAGATGAAAATTTCACTGTGGTTTTTTGGCAAATATTGACCAAATTAATGATAAGTTTTAAAACTAAAAAAAATCCTCTATACATTCCTAAAAAAGAATGTGTAGAGGACTTACCCTTTGAGCGGATTGTGTGAAGTAAAAGTTCGTTTTGGTTAGAAGGAGATTTTAGAAAAAAATCTTAACCGCTCTAATCTCATCTATTACATTTTACAAAAAAGTTTGTATTATTGTCAAGCTTTAAACAATTTACATACCCTCTTCATTATAGAAACACGGATAGCTGACGAATATTTGTCGCACAAGGAGAATTAATATGAATCGAAATACTAAAAGAAAACTCGCTACAATTAGAACCATTAAAAGCATAACTCCTATTAAAAAAGCAGATTTTATCGAATTGGTGGAAATTGACGGCTGGCAGTGCGTAGCTGAAAAAGGTGAATTTAAAAAAGGAGATCTTTGTGTTTACTTTGAGGTTGATTCATTCCTTCCAGTTGAAGAGCGCTACGAATTTTTGAGGAAATCAAGTTATAAAAAAATGCCTGAAGATTTAAAAGGCGGTTTATCAGAGGGATTTAGGTTAAAAACAGTTAAATTGCGGGGGAAAGTATCTCAAGGACTCGTACTCCCCTTAATTAATTTTAAAGATCATTCAGAAATTAAAGAGATAAAAAGTGAGGGGTTAATTACCGTAAAAGGAGAGTTCTTTAAAGTAGGTGCTGATATTACTTCATTTTTAGGTGTAGAAAAATATGAACCGCCTGTGCCTGTAAACCTTTCAGGTCAAGTAAAAGGGATGTTTCCTGTTTTTGCTGAAAAAACTGATGAAGAGCGCATCCAAAATATTTTGGAATATTTTGAAAGATACAAAGATACCTCTTTTGAGTGTAGTGAGAAAATAGATGGCGCTTCAATGACTGTTTATTGGAATGAAAATGATTTTGGTGTATGTAGTAGGAACCTGGACCTTTTTGAAAGTGAAAGTAATACATTATGGAAGCTGGCAAATGAACTTGAACTCAAGAGATTGCTTGATAAACTAGGTCGAAATATTGCTTTGCTAGGCGAAGCTGCTGGCGCGGGAATTCAAAAAAATCCACTTAAACTTAAAGGACAAAAATTTTACCTTTTCAATATTTGGGATATAGATCGCAGAGTGTATTTATCTTGTAAAGAGAGAATGAAAATATTTGATTTTCTTAAAAATGAAGTCCCCATTGAGCATGTTCCTATCGTAGAAAGC